GGTTTATGTAATTATCGCCCCGGGCGAATAGCCTGTCTGATTCTGGATCGCTTCGACGGTTGATCTCGTCCAAGATGTCGCGATTCTTCGCTTGGTGCAGCATCGTGCGAATAGCGCCGGTGATCTCGTGGGGGTATAGGTAGCCGGTTTCAACGAGTCCGTCAACGGGGGAGCGGTCATAAGCACGACACAAAGCAATCACCATCTCAGGGGATAGCGAGTTCTTTTCTAGTTGTCGGCTGATCGTTGTCTGAGCATATCCCGCTTTTTCACTGGCCGATCTCATTGAATCGCCGTCGATTAGGGCTAGCGCCCATTCTCTATGATCTTCGTTTTGATGCATATCTAGATCATATATAACAAACTGTGTTCAGTCTAGTTAATGCAGGTCAAAGCATATACGGGGGTAATAAACGGGGGTAGTAAACTCCTGTAAGTTTGCTAGCCGTGGACAACTGCTGCATACTGTGTGCAGTGACAACTTAAGAACAAAGAAAGGAACTCACATGAACTCTTCTTCTGCATATCATTTTCGACCCGGCGCGATTGACGCGCTGGCCGCCCACCACAACCTACAGACTGAAAACGCGGTCGCGGGCTTTCTCGGAGTCAACCTAGACCAACTAGGACAGCTTCGACACGGGGCGCTCGTAGGGCTACCAATGGCAATGCGCGTGAGCACCCTCACCGGATTCGACTACAAGTTCAGTCCATGGTTGGAAACCGTAGTTTCCGAACCAGCCGCTTAAATAAGGAGATTCACTAATGGAACTACAGACTTTCAACTTCGATCACAGCCATGTCCGCACCTTCGTGGATGAACAAGGGGAGTGGTTTTGCGGCAAAGACGTTGCTGAAGCGCTTGGCTACGCAAAGCCCCGCAATGCTCTGGACCGCCACTGCAAGGGAGCCCTGAAACGGGGCCCCCTTCAAACCCCCGGTGGTGTACAGGAGTTCACCTTCATCACCGAGCCGGATGTGATGCGCCTAATCATCTCTTCTAAGTTGCCAGCGGCTCAACGGTTTGAGCGATGGGTGTTTGAGGAAGTGCTACCCGCGATTCGTCGCACCGGGTCCTACAACGCAAATCAATTCAGCCCCGCCGATCTCACCCGCGCTGAGATTCTCCGTATCGCGTTGAACGCCGAAGAAGAACGCCTCGCCCTGGAAGCAAAGAACAAAGAACTTGAGCCAAAGGCAGACGCTTACGACACGTTCATTGACGCTACAGGCAAATACAACGTCGGAACGGTCGCAAAGATGTTGGGCATGGGGCAAAACAAGCTGTTTAAAGAGCTGCGTAACCGTGGTGTCTTTATCGCAAAGGGCGCAAATGCAAATACCCCGTACCAGAAGTACATGCAGCACTTTGAGGTTAAGGCCTATACCTTCGAGCGCTCGAATGGGGAACAGGTCATTCGCTACACGACTTATGTGCAGCCGTCCGGGGTTGATTTTATCCGCCGCAAATTGGGTTTGGATCGTATCGACCCGCCGAGCTTCCTTGACCTACCCCCTAGCGGTGACGTCACTGTGACGGGTAGGGGCTAGTTATGGACAAACCTACCTGGCGTGACTACACGACCCCCGGTGTTGTGTTCGACACCATCCTTTTAACCATTCTCATTATCGGCCTCGTTTTTGGGGCCGCACTTCTAGGAGCCTAACCATGAACGAGTGCCAACACTGTGACTGATATCGGTCATTCTCCGCAGATATGCATAAGTGGCAGCGGGAGTTCGCGAAAGACGTTGACCGTTTCAAAGAAACAGGAAACATCCGCATCACCCCCGACATGCCACTTATACAGGACTACTTCGATGGTGCTTCAAGCGAGCCAGCGAACACCGCTAGCCGCGTCGCCAACATAAGCACCTCCCCATAGTTCTCTCGCTGCGCCGCATCCATGATGTCCCTCAACATTTCCTGGGTGCGGACAGCTTCAGCAGGGATATGACCTTCAAATCCGTCCATTGTTTTCACCTCCTTTCCGTGGCTAGCCGCCACGGCATTAACCCTAGTTGAACGGGAGAAACGCCATGAATGAAGTTTTAACCCCCTTGGACTACCTAGACGGGTTTATCGCCCTCATTGATCTTCTGATCCACCTACCTGCCCTGGTTTAAGTGGCAGTGCGCCCCTAGTAGGGCAGTAGCCGGGGTGCAATCCCCCGGGCGCACACGAGACACCCACAGTGTCGTGTTTTTTGAAAATTGAATAGATAAGACGTGTGAGATACAGGCGCTGGCCGTCGTGAGGACGGCACAAACCCACCCCCTCGCAAGGGCTTGGTGAAGCGCAAACAGGCATGTAGGAACCACCACAAGGTGAGGTAACGGCGCACGTCTTCTGGAAAAACAAAACAAATCCACCGGCCACACTCGTGGCCACATGTCCCCGGCACAGGCCGCCACGTGCGTATTTTTTTCCTTTCTATGGATGCGGTTCAGTAAACACGCGCCGTTCAGATAACGGCGCAAACGCACGCCGCCGGTTCAACTCCGGCAGGGGACACGAAAAAGGGACGCGGGTTTCAAAGTTGATCCTCAGATACTCCCCGCGCCCCTTTTTTTCAAAGGTGCAGCAAAAAAATAGCTGCCCACTCATCATACCAGGAGTCAACCGTGATTTTTCAAACCATAATCATCATCGCCGCAACCGCGTTGATAGTCGTAATCCAGCTCTCAACCTTGGGGTGCATGAAAAAGCAGCAAGACGACTTGATCGACGCATTGCAGATTTTCAACACCTTTAATCTACCGGCCTACCAGGTTAAACCTTCTCCGATGGACTCGTTCGACGTCACTTTTGGAGACATGTTCAACGAAAACACCACCCCATCGACTACCCTGCCGCGCAAATGATACCTCAGATACTAGTTTTCAACACTGGAAAGTGGAAACTCGACGCTAAATGCGCTGATCCGGACGTTGACCCGGAACTGTTCGACATAGTCACCATAAAAGAGCGTTTTCGTGGCCGCGTCGCTAAACATGAGGTTGAAGCGGTCGCCCGGGAACTCTGCCAGGGGTGCCCTGTCGTTCAGCAATGCGCCGCCTACGCCCTCGAACAAACCAAAACCTGTGCAGGGTTAGTCTACGCAGGCACACCCACATGGCCCCGTTCAGGCAGCTCAACCGCCCCCCGTGACGATGTTATTGAAGCGCTCATGCTCATTACTGACGGCATGTGTGTTGAACAAGCCCACAAGCAAGCTTTTCCAGAAACGGACAAAGACCATGAGCAAACGTGAACTAACCAGACTCATAGATCTTGTTGAAGCTGTCATAGGTAAACGGACAGCGTTCCTAACCGTCGGTGAGTTTGCGCAAATCACAAACACACACCCCGTAAATATCCGTGAACGGTGTGCGCGAGAGAACGACTTTGCACAGCAAGCCGCCACCGGGAAACACTACCGTATCCCCGTCGAAAGGCTCACCGAATATGTCAAATAGTCACTGTGACTTTTCAGGCTGTACAAAACCAGCCGTTGATGTTGGCATTTTTTGGATGCATTTTTGTCCAAAACACGCCGACCTTGCAGCCTTGTTGCTTAACAAGCAGCGACTCGCAAAACACCGTCACGCGTCGAAGCAAGAGCGCGTTTTGCGGCTTGAAACCTATTACGACCTTTAAGGAAACCACCATGTCCTTTGCAATTCATGAAGAACTACCACCCCGTGGCAATTGGGCCACCTTCAAACCCGTACCTAAAGAACGCGCCGCGTTCCACGCGATGGTGCACGCAAACCCCGGAATGTGGGTGTCTGCAACCCTCGAAGACCTCCAACCAAACCACGGTGTCACGGACAAAAAACAGCTGATTAAGAAAGCTCGCAACATTGTTGGCTCCATCCGTAAGGGCGTCGCCCCATTCAATGACGAATACTTTTATGAAGCCGCGTCACGCGACGGCATCATCTATGCCCGCGTCCTCACTGAGGACATGGTTGAAGGGGTAGGGGATGAAACGCAGGGTTAACGACGCGCCCGCGCCGGGCACCCCCGCGTGGCGGAAAATCATCACCGCCTCCAAAATCCCCGCCATGATCCGAGATGGCGAAACAGGCCAATACCTAGGGCTAGGATACAAACCCGCCTTTGACCTCTACATGGAAATGACGGGTCTATGGGATGACCTCATCACCCCACAACAGCAAGCCATGTTCGACGACGCGCACGATGCAGAAGACTACGCGGTCAACGTGTGGAAACGCGCAAACCCAGAGTTTACGCAATTTAGTCGTGGCGAAATCGCTTTCACAGATGATGAACTACCGTTCCCTAATCTCGTAACCATTGACCGCCTGGCAACCAAGGGGAAACAACGCCACATCATTGAGGTTAAACGCCCCCGGCAACCGTTGGATACTCCCCACGATGGGTGGGTGGCACAAGTCCAGTTCCAAATGGGTGTATCAGGCATCCATGAGGCAGACATTGTCATGGTGCCGGTGTATGGCACCCCGTCAATTCACCCCGTGGTCTTTGATCCTGAATTGTATGAGGCGCTTGTTCGTGATGCTACGCATTTTTGGCATTTGTTGGAGGCTGAAACCCCACCGGATGCAGAAGATAGCAAGCTCGCAGGCGCGATGTATGCACAAACCCCCACCACGCGGGATGCTATCGACTTAGATGAGAGTCTTATGGACCAGCTTGTGACGGCGTGGCGAAACCTCGCAGTCTTGGAAAAAGAAGCAGGCATTTTAGAGAACAAGGTCGCTGAACTTGCACAATCCGCAAAAGAAGCAACCTTCCAAGGCATCACCGTTGCCTCAAAACGCGCGGGCCGCTTTAGTGAAAAACGCTTAAGTGAGGACCAGCGCCTTGAAGCATCTGCCTTTGAAGTACAGAAAACCAGTCTCGACACACGACGGCTCAAGAAAGAAGCCCCACACCTGTACAACGCGGGCCTTGGAGACAGCACCTTTGTATTCAACAAGAAGGCATGGTCATGAGTGTGTTTGAAGACAAACTCCGAGATATTCACTTTGACCTGGCACGCAGCCAAAGCAACGCCCATGCGCTAGACATGTGGGCTGAAACCCCCGTACAAGAAACCCTAGCGGCTCACGTCCACAGCATCATCACACAAGCCGAAGCAGATATTCGCGGTCTGCGTATCAACTACCGCCTACACATGGAAAGGACACGCAATGTCTAACCAACTCGAACCCACCACTAACAACAATCCCGCGCCCGCCCCGATCATGTCCGGGGGCATGAGCCTTGTTGAACACGCAAACAACATGGACGCGGCTTATAAGCTCGCAGACGCGCTTTGTAAAACCTCCATGGTGCCAAAACACTACATTGGCAAACCACATGACGGTGCCGCCGCCATCCTGTACGGCGCAGAGCTAGGCCTCAACCCTATTCAATCGTTACAGCAAGTCATGGTTATCAACGGTAAACCTGGTTTGGAGGCACGCACCATGGTAGCCCTCCTCAAAGCCAGGGGCTACCGATTCACCACCGTCGAATCCTCCGACACTACTGTCACCGTTCAAGCAGACTCACCCCGTGGTGAAAGTGAACAAAGCACCTGGACGTTGGAGCGGGCCAAAAAAGCAGGCTACGTCACAAACAAGCTGTACCAGTCCAACCCACAAGCCATGCTTTATGCAAAAGCAGCCGCCGAGGTTTGCCGCCGTATCGCCCCCGATGCTTTGTTAGGTATGCCCTACAGTGTTGAAGAAATGCGCTTGGATAACATCGGCGCACCCACGCAAAAACCCACCGTCACAGTGTCGAAAAAACCACAGTCAGCACTTGCAGCGGCAAAAAAACAAGCACCCACAACCCCACCGTTTGCTGAGCTCATTCAGGCCACAACGACGCTGCCAGAACTAGAGGCAGTCATGGACAAAGTCATGGCGCATTACACAAACCCAGATGATCCTAACAGGACTGAACTCACCGACCTGGCTAATGAAAAGTGGGACGAGATTAAGAACGAGGTGGCAGAATGATCCCCTTCGAGTTTTTTAGGGGCCGATTGGTCACAGACCCCGAACTGCGTTTTACTAACACAAACCGACCGGTCGTAACTTTTCGTATTGCTAACAGTGACGCTAAAAAAGTGGGGGAGAACCAGTGGGAGACCACTAACCAAATCTTCCTCCGATGCTCCATGTGGGATGCAAAAGCAGAAGCCGCAAACACCGCCCTCTCTAAGGGCATGGAAGTAGTTGTTTTTGGCAAACTCATTACTCACGAATACCAGGCAAAGGACGGGACGAACCGTTCTTCTATTGAGGTGAAGGCACAGGACGTGTTCACCATTGTTAAGCCCGCGCCGGGGCAACAGCCACAGGCGCATGGACAGCAACAAGGAGGGTGGGCAACCAGTGCGGGTAACAGTTGGACACCACAAGGTGCCGACAGTGACGAACCCCCGTTCTAAAAAACGTCCAGAAACAAGCCCCGTGTGGTGGTGCACCCACCTACAAAAACACGGGGTGCTCCCCACCCTCACCTTAGTTAATGCGCTCGTAACAATTTTCAACAATCTAGACAACTGAAAGGGGTGCACTGAATGCCCTTGTTTAAGGTGCATGACCAATTCTTGGCACACAGAAAAACGGAACAATTGCCTATGGCTGCAATCGGTTTGTGGGCGCGCGCCGGGGCGTGGTGCGCACAGCACAAAACCAACGGGCAAATACCGACAGTTCTCGCACGTCGAATGGGAACTAAGAAGCAAATCCAGCGCCTAATTGACGCAGGTTTTTGGGAACAATGCGGCGACTACTACCAATTTCATGAGTGGCGCAAACATCAAAACCCAAATTATCGACCGAAGATACCCCGCAAGGTGCGCGAAAAGGTCATGGCTCGTGATGGGTATCAATGCGTGTGGTGCGGGGCGAAAGACAATCTTTCACTTGACCACATAATTCGCTACAGGGATGGAGGCCCTGACACTGAATACAACCTTCGCGTCCTATGTATGCCGTGCAAGCTGAGCCGTGAACGGAATGTGCCGAAATGGGTTGGATGAAAGTGGATGACCAGTTTCATTCGAGTAGAAAATTGAACTCTATTCCTAAGCGGTTTCGGTTCCAGGCCGCTGGCTTATGGATCATTGCGGGGTCGTGGGTGGCAGCCCAAGAGACTGATGGGTTTGTCCCCGACTACATGATTGATGCGTGGAATCCGTCGCAAAAGACGGTTGAATCTCTCGTAAGTTCGGGACTTTGGAGGCGTGAATCTTCGGGTTTTAGCTTTGTTTCGTGGCTTGAGTTTAACGTGAGTCGCGAAGAGTCAGAGGCTGAACGTGCCGCGGGTCGTGAACGAAAAAGGAAAAGTCGAGAGCGTAAGCGCCGCGAAGCTGCTGGTCATGGGGTTGCGTCTGAAAATGTCACGCGTGACACCCCTGTGACTGTCACGCGTGACTCCCGCGTCCCTGTCACGGGGGTGTCACAGCGACCCGACCCGACCCGACCCGACCCGACCCAAAAGGGGGTAGGGGTTACAGGTGATGTTACGACCGCGCGCGCGGATGTTTTGCCCCCCTCTTTTTCTTTGGTTGATCCGGCTGATGCGCGCTGCGCTGCGCATGCCGGGTTGCCCCGGGATCAGGTGCCGGCGTGTGGGGCGTGTCGTGATGCACGGCTCGCGGCTGAGCAAGCCGCCGAGGATGCCGGGCGAGTGCGCCGTGAAGCCATCGCAAACTGCCAGTGGTGCGACGACAACGGGCACATTAGCCGCACGGTTGACGGCGTTGTCCAGGTGAAAAAGTGCAATCACCAGGGGTTTCCTAGGTTTGACGAACCCGCGCCGGGCGGATTTACGCCCGCTAGTAGCCCACAGGCACGCCAAGAAGCGCTCAAGCGTTTTGAGTGAAATGGCTCAAAATCGAGCCAGAATGTGCCTCTCGCGCGTTTTCACCCCGTTTTGGCTACACGGGTACCCCAATGGGGTTTGAAACGCTTAAAACCCCCAAAATTGGGCACAAGCGCAACGCCCATGAAAACCCCCACCCACACCAAACAATCGAACACAATCGAACACCCACAACCCCTAGGTTAACAAAAGGAAAACCCATGACCGAATACGACGACTTCATCAAAGCAAAAATCAACTTTCAAAAACTCCACGGCCACCAAATCCAACAAAGCGAGATCAACCCACTACTCAAACCCCACCAAAAAGACATCGTTCAATGGGCAGTAGCGGGAGGGCGGCGCGCAATCTTCGCAGCATTCGGCCTCGGAAAATCCGTCATGCAAATCGAAACCCTACGCCTCACCCTTAAGCACCACGGGGGCGGCAAAGGCCTCATCATATGCCCCTTAGGTGTGCGTATCGAGATTAAGCACGACGCCGCGATGCTCGGAGTTGATACCCGATTTGTGCGCCGCACCGACGAACTCGACGGTGATGGCATCTACGTCACCAATTACGAATCTGTGCGAGACGGCAAACTCGACCCCACCGAGTTCACCGCCGTAACACTCGATGAAGCATCCGTTTTGCGCTCCTACGGGTCAAAAACTTACCAGGAGTTTTTGCAGCTCTTCGACACCGTCACATACCGGTATGTGGCCACCGCCACCCCATCACCCAACCGGTACAAAGAACTGATTCACTACGCCGGTTTTCTAGGGATCATGGACACCGGCAACGCCCTCACTAGGTTTTTCCAACGAGACTCCACGAAAGCAAACAACCTCACCCTCTACCCCCACAAGGAAAAAGAGTTCTTTCTTTGGCTCAACACATGGGCTGCGTTTGTTCAGTCCCCCGCCGATCTTGGACACGACGCCACCGAATATACTTTGCCGCCTAACCACATTGAGTTTCACAAAGTCGACGTTGACATCACCACCGATGAGACAGACCGCAATGGGCAGGGCTACATTTTCCGAGACACCCAAATGGGCCTCAAAGAATCCGCAGCTGAAAAACGCCGCAGCATAAACGCCCGCTGCAACAAAATGATGGAACTCATCCAGCAGCACCGGGCACAATCCCCAGGTAAACAAATCGTACTGTGGTGTGATTTGAACGCAGAACAAGACGCGATTGAAAAGCACCTCAAAGACGCGGGCCTCACATTCTCCTCCATCCGGGGTAGCCAAACCCCCGACCAGGTAGAGCACCTCCTAGAGCAGTGGCGGAACAAGGAAACCTACGCGCTGATCGGCAAACCCATCATGCTCGGGTCCGGCATGAACCTCCAGCAAGCCAACACGGCGATCTTCCTGGGAATCACCTACAAGTTCAACGACATCATCCAAGCAGTTCACCGCATTCACCGGTTTGGTCAAAAAACCGACACCTACACCCATTTGATCTACGCAAACACGGAAACCTCCGTGGTGAAAACCGTGCAAGAAAAATGGCACCTGCATGAGGAGCTCACAGGCAACATGGCCGGCATTATTAAATACTATGGCCTCAACCCCAAAAACATTATCGAGGCGCTACAACGAGACATCGGAGTGGAACGCATCGAAATAAGCGGCAGCCGTTTCACCTTCGCAAATAACGACTGTGTGAAAGAAACGCAAATGATGGAAGACAACAGCGTCGACTTGATTGTCACCTCCATCCCCTTTGCTAATCACTACGAATACACGCCCAATTACAACGATTTCGGTCACACCGACAACAATGAGCATTTTTGGGCGCAAATGGACTACCTCACCCCCCAATTGCTCCGAATCTTGAACCCCGGCCGCATCTACGCCTGCCACGTCAAGGACCGCATCAACTTTGGTAACACCACCGGCGCGGGAATCCCCACCGTCTCACCATTCCACAGTGAAGCAATTCAGCACGGCATTAAGCATGGGTTTGACTACATGGGAATGATCACCGTCACGACCGATGTGGTGAGGGAAAACAACCAAACCTACCGCCTAGGCTGGTCCGAGCAATGCAAAGACGGCTCAAAGATGGGTGTAGGGTCGCCGGAATACATTCTGATCTTCCACAAGCCACAATCAGACCGTTCACGCGGATACGCCGATGTGCCCGTGACAAAGAGCAAGGAAGACTACAGTCGTGCACGGTGGCAAACCGACGCGCACGCATTCTGGCGCTCCTCAGGTAACCGGCCCCTCACCGTCGATGAACTCGCAGAACTCCCACACGACCAATTGGGCAAGATGTTCACCAAACAGTCGTTGCAGCAGATCTACGACCACGAGACCCATGTGAAAATTGGTGAAACCCTCGACTATCGCGGCGCGTTGCCGTCTACGTTCATGGCGCTCGCACCCGGAAGCTGGCAAAACGACGTATGGCACGACATCAACAGGATGCGCACCCTCAACAGTGAACAGTCAAAGCGCAACGTGCAAAACCACATTTGCCCCCTGCAATACGACATTGTTGAGCGTCTAATCCGCCGCTATTCCAATGAGGGCGACCTAGTGTTCGACCCCTTCGGAGGTATCGGCACAGTCCCACTAACCGCCTTGCGTATGGGCCGTAGAGGTAGGGGAGTGGAACTCAACCACGGTTACTTCCTCGACGCTGTCGCATACCTCCAAGCAGAAGAACAAAAAGTGGAAACCCCGTCCCTGTTCGACCTACTGGACGAAACAACCGACGCCGCTTAACCCCCACCATCTGGCCGCTGGCCGAGAGGCGCACCGGCCCCACCCCTTTAAGGACACGCAATGCTCAACTACCATATCCCCCTGCACTACCGCCGCCCACCCCTAACCGCAAACATGCGCCTCCACTGGGCAAAAAAGGCGGAAATCACAAAAGAAATCCGCACCACCACCACATGGTTAGCAAAAGCCCACCGACTACCACGAGACCTCCAACACTGCACCGTCACCCTACACTACGCACCCATCGACAAACGTCGCCGCGACGCTGACAACCTTGTCCCCACACTCAAAGCAATCTGCGACGGCCTCGTTGACTACGGCCTCGTACCAGACGACACCCCACAGTTCATGACAAAGCACATGCCGATCATTGAGCAGCCAGAACGCCCCGCACGAACCTGGATCACCATCACACAAGGAGAATAAACCATGCAAGACCGGCCACAAGCTATACGCAATTTTGGATACTTTCAACTCAGCTACAGATTCCACCAATCAAGACGTTTCCCTGACCTCAAATTCATCAATGAAAGTTATGTCGCCACACTCCAATTCAGTATCCCCGGCGCAAGCGCGCGTGTTATAGCTACCGCTAGACAACTTGAACGCTGGTACGACTTCTTTGAGTTGAGCATCGACGATGGCGGAATTTACATGCAAACCCTACCCATCATGCGCACAAGTGAAGAATATGGGCGCATGCAGGTCAGAACCTACAACAATAAACTGTACTTTGACAGCGGCACCATGGACACCACCATAAACTTTGCTAGCTGCCTCAATGCGTTCACCAACTGCATAAAAGAAATCTACCGCGAACTCGACGAGCTGGAAGAGGCGTGGTGAGCATGACTACATCTAACCCTTGGATCTGGTACGGGGATGTGCTCGCAGTCATTGAAAAAATCGCTGACGCTTCCAGTAATGAAAAACAATCGGCGCAAAGCAAAAGCGACTTGTTTTACTGGGATGGTATCGAAGAAGGCGCTCGGACAATGGGTATCGACATTGCAAACCTCGCTGTGATTACGCCGCAGCCGCCAACCGCTGAAATGGTGGAAGCCCGCACACTAGCCTGGGTGGCCGCCCGTATCGACGCGATTATTGAAAAGGCGTTAAGCAACGGTGACGAACAGGCACAGGAAGTCGCGCTAGTGGGTCTTAAAACCCTCCGCGCTGAACTCCGTAAAAAACAAGACAACCTACTAGGAGGCTAACTATGAATGTTTTGCAGAATAATGATCTGCGCACCCTTTTTGATCGGTATGGCTTTGACTACCGTGCCGAATCTACCCCCGGCTATGGTTCGGCAGCCACTCTCACCCTCAACTGCATAGGAGCAGATGACGCAATTCTGAGGTTCCACGACGGCAAAGCGGTGCTCGATGTTTTGGTGGACCAAGATATTAGCTACGTGCCTCAATACCTCCAGGACGATTACGTTTTGAGAATCCGAATGCCTATTTGGATGGCGGAATACATAGCCAAAGCAACCACCCACCGGCAAAAGGAAGAGAGCTAAAAACCATGCCCGCAATCAACACAACAGGGGGTATGTAATGAGCTACCTAATTAGCGTATTGAACCTGACATTAGGCATGTGTATTGCCTACCACGCGGCGGAGATGGAGCCACGCGGCCCATGGGATCATAGAAAGCGCATAGGCTACATCATTGCAAGCGTCATATGCACCTCGGCGTTCATATCAATAACCACGGGGGCGGCGTGACAATGACAGTCACCGTGTATAGCACACCTAATTGTGTGGCTTGTAGGCAAACAAAAAGACTACTCGCACGGCAAGGCACCCCATACGTGGAAGCCCACATATCAGAAGCGCCCTACACCATCTCAGAGTTAAAGGAGCTGGGATACCAGACGGCCCCCTTTGTTCAAGTCCTAGACAGCACAGGGGGCTTAATTGATGAATGGGCCGGGTTTAAGCCAGATCGAATTAAGGAACTAGCAGAACACTAGCGTGAGCAGAACCCCGCGCTCAACAAGACAACCTCCAAGGAGATTAACCATGCCCACCCCCATTAACCACATCGGCCACGCGCCTATGAAAGCCCACCCCACTGACGCGGGCTATGATCTTGTGTCGACGGTGACCCAAATATTGGGACCCGACCAACATGCACTCATCCCCACCGGCCTACACATCGGCCTACCCCCTAACACCGTTGGTTACGTCTGCCCCCGCAGCGGCTTGGCTGCGAAACACGGTATCGCCGTACTTAATGCCCCCGGTGTCATCGACCCCGGCTACACAGGTGAAATACTCGTCAACCTAATCAACCACGGCGCATACCCCTACATGATCCACCGGGGGGAACGAATCGCACAACTCATCATCCACAACACTGTAGAGGTTGATTGGCAGCACGTCGTAGAACTCGAATCCACTGAACGCGGCAACAACGGCCACGGATCAACCGGAGCCTAAACCCATGCCACGAAACTGGAAAACAACAACCACACTCTCACTATGGCTCAACAACGCCATCAAACAAGGACAACAACAACCCCCACAACGCACACCCGACTACTGGGAAGGCTGGTGCGACGCCCTAAAACGTGCAAAACACATCCACGACACAAACACACCAAACCCATAACCAAACACAACAACACCAATAAGAAAGGAGAATAAAATGAAAACAACACCACAAACCCTACGGTCAATAGCGGCCCTCATACCCTTATTGCAACCCACCACCCCCGCCACCACCTACAACCCACAACCCGGTGGACACACCACCCCCGGGTCAAAACCACCCTGTAACCTCCACCACCTCCACACCACCCACACAACCCTCGACGAACTCGCCGACATACTCCACACTATCTACCAATCATCAAACAACACCCACACCCACACCCCACGGTGGCAGATACACGCCCACCTCCCCCACCACTGCCACTACCTCGCAAACCACATCGCACTCGTAGCAGCGACAAAGGAGCCACAGCAAACACACGCTGACATCCGAGTCGTAGAACAAGAACTAACAAACCTCGTAGACCCCACCCACAGACCTGCCGATTTGACAAAAATAACACCACCAATGCTAAACTGAACGTAAGAACCATCTACGCCCATCTAACAGGCGCGTAGATGGTTCTTTTGCATGTGCACGTCAAAGTCACCACACTGTGGTTTTCGCCTGCCTTTCACCACAGTATGGAACCAAGCGCCACACCATGAGGTCTCCTTACATGAAAGTCTGAACCCCGTGGCGCTGCGTACACATGCCCCAAACTTCTAAAACACAACAAAACAAAAAACAGGAGGCGCTTTGCTCCACATCATCACCGGCCCACCCGCCGCCGGCAAAAGCACCTACCTCAAACAACACGCCAAACCCGGCGACATCCGCATAGACTTCGACGACCTAGCCAACCTACTCACCGGCAAAGACCCCGCAAACCACGAACACGACCGTGACATACGCGACCTAGTCCGAGCAATGCGAACAACCGCAATCAAAAAAGCCATGCAACAAACCCGGCGCGACGTGTGGATCATCCACTCAAACCCGGCGGAAAACACCATGGCAAAATACAAACAAGCCGGTGCCACGATCCACACAATTGACCCCGGAAAAGACGTTGTGATGAAGCGGATCAAACAACAACGCCCACCCCTCATGCTCAAAGTAGCAGGGCAATGGTACGACCGTGGCAAACAAACCCCTAAACCAAAAGGCAAAGCAAAAAGCGCCACAGCAAAAGGTTTAGGTTATAAACACCAACAGCAGCGCGCCAGCCTCCTACGCCGCCACATCGATGGCACCCCCTGTTGGTGGTGTGGAAAACCCATGTATAAAGAACCTATAAGGAACTTTGATAAGAAATCCCTACATGCCGACCACATCAACCCGCGCGCAAAAGCCGGGATCACAAACAACCCACCTGACAGACTCATGCACCACACATGCAACAGTCAGCGCGGAGATGGTAGCCGCGATCATGAGCGCCCCGCCGGTCTTGCACAGGGTTTTGCCTGGTCAAATACCCTCCCCCCCAAAAATATCTAGGGGGTTGGTCGCCCTGACCCACCCACGGCCATCACGGTCCTCTCATTCTCTCTCCCTATTACTTTTTTTGGTTTTTCTTATAAGTCCCCTATGGGGCTGAGGGCTTAAAAATACGGTGAAAATTAGGGTGAAAATTAGGGTCAAAATTAGGTTTGAGCTGCGTAAATATGCTACAATAGGGGGTGTAAACATGATAAAGCCCCACAAGTGTTGCAGAACTCCGGGGTGTGACCGACTAATGAGGAGTCGATATGAATCAGCCTATCACCCATGCTCGCAAAGTGCGTAAGTCCCGTGCTCGTTTCTCGAAGGCTGCGTGCGCTGCTGATACTATTCGTGGTTTTGGCCACGATATGGACATTATTGGCCTAACCTATGGGCAGTTCTCACTAATCGACCTGATTGAGGCCACTTTGGACATCACGGGCCCAGCTGATGTGACGATTTCCACATGGTCTGCTGGTTTTTATGATGTTGAGGCCGCGAAAAACTTTAGGGATAACGGCAAACTGCGTTCTGTGAGGTTTGTTATGGACTCTGGGCGCGCTAAAAAGGGCCAGGCCGGGGTTTATGACATTGACGAGCTGTTTGGTGAGGGGCATACGGTTCAGGTGCGCACGCACGCAAAGTTCGTGTTGATCCGTAACGATGAGTGGAACGTCACTATTACATCGTCTATGAATCTGAATAAGAATATTCGGTGTGAGCAGTTCGAGATGACGGATGACGCGGGCCGGTGTGAGATGTTTCAGGGTTTTGTTGATGCGGCGTTTGAGGATGCGCCGCCATCTGGTGATCATGGCCGCACGATGCCGGGACTACCGTCGATTCCTGAGGAGTTTCAGGTGAGTGCGCTTGCTGGTGTGTCTCGTAATTCTAGTCCGATTAGGTTAGGGGTGTTTACGGATTGACGGATTTGGATGTTGAGCGTCTGGCCGATGGTCGGGCGCTTTCTCCTTTTGATGAGGAGGTAGTGGCTACGGTGGCGGGTTTGCTGCGTAGGGTGCGTGACGCTCGTGCCCGCGTTGATAATGAGGGGTCGATCATTGACGGCGGTAAGGGTTTCCCGGTTGAGCATCCGGCGTTGAAGGTTGAGCGCCAAGCGTCTGCCGAGCTGCGTGGGTGGGTTGATAAACGGCCTGATTTGTTTGGAAAGATGGCGGCCCCGTCGCAGGGTCAGAAATCTGCGCCTGTAGGGCGCGCGCCGGGGGGTTTATCAAAGTTCCAAGTGGTTTAGGGAGGTGACGGGGTTTGTCTGAGTTCGATGAGTGGGACGATTGGGACGATGAGGACGATGATGGCGTTGACGGTGACGTTGACGCGCTGATTGGCGTTCAGACCCCGCGACTTGAGAATGTTCCTAAGGGCCACCCGGGGCGGGGTGAGCTGGCTGTGCAGTTCGTCCGAGAAGTCGGCATGTCCCTGTTGCCCTGGCAAGAAGATTGCTTGCGTGATTTTTTTCGCGTTCGTCGTAATGGTAAGTGGTCATCGCGTGAGTTTGTGGGTGTGGTTCCCCGTCAGAATGGTAAGGGTGAACTGTTGGTCGCTATTGAGTTGTGCGCGATTTTTTTGTTTGGTTGCCGTACGATCTTCCATACGGCTCACTTGATGGATACGGCGATTGATGCGCAAAAGCGCCTGTGGTCTTTCATTGAGGGTAACGATGATTTGATGTATTGGCGTTACCATAATGTGAAAGATTTAGAGAAGTATGAGCATGATTTTGACCCTAAGCTCATGCCTCGTTTGCAGTCTTCTAATGGTAAAGAGAACATTGAGTTCCCGGCGTTGAAATGCACTGTGTATTTTCGTACTCGGACGGCTAAAACGGCGCGTGGTATGTCGGTTGACTTGTTGATTTATGATGAGTGCTACAACTTGCCTAACCAGGTGTTTTCTGCGATGGATTCAACGACGCGGGCGCGTAAGAACTCGCAGAAGATTTTCATCTCTTCCCCGGTTGATCGGTTTGAGCATGTTCATGGTGCTGTGTTTTCGGCTAAACGGTGGGCTGGGATTGATCATAAGCGGGGCGTGTTGCTTAAGGAGTGGTCTGCGGCCCCGGATGATGACCCGTTGGACCCTGAGGTTTGGAAGAAGGCTAACCCGTCGCTTGGGCCTGTTGCTCAATATGATGATTTGGAGGCTGCGGCTGCGGCTGCGGCGGCTTCTGAAGAGTTGATGTTGTCGTTTAAGGTTGAGTCGCTGGCTGCGGGTAATTGGTATCCGCGTAAGGGTGAAAACCTGGATGAGTTTATTCCAATCATTGACACCCAGGTGTGGGAGAACATGGTTAGCGTATCTCCGCGTGTGGTGGGTGAGTGTTGTATGGCCGCTGATGTTGCGCCGGGTGGTTCGTCTGCGTCGTTGGTGGCGGCTTTGGAAACTGATAAGGGCTATCACCTGACGTTGCATAATACGAAAGAGTTTGAGCGTGAGGCTCTTGTTGCTGGGATTATTGACACGGTTGAGTTGAATGATCCGTTAGCGGTTGTGGTTGATCCTAAGTCCCCGGCTGCTACGTTGATCCGCATGTTGGAGGATGGGGGGGTGGAGCCTGAGACGGTGGGTGCCCGCACCGTTGGTGAGGCGTGTGAGTTGTTCCTTGCTCTGGTAGATGAGGGCAAGGTTACGCATGACGGTGATCCGCGTTGGTTGGAGGCGCTGTCTGCTGCTGAGTTTCGTTTGCTCAATGGTAAACGTGCGTTGACGCGGCGTAGTGAGAACGCGGATATTACGCCGCTTGTCGCTGCAACGTTTGCGGTGTGGGGGTTGCAGTCGTTCAGTATCCCCCGCGATGTAACGGTGAATAGGGTTGAGTCGTATGTGGCCCCGGCCCCGGTGAAGATTCCCGGCGCTAGGGGTGTTGAGTTTTAGAAGGTTGAAGGAGGTGAGGGTGTGTGGATGATGTGAAAGAAATAGGGCATGCTCGTGCCGCAAATACCGGCCCCCTGTTGGATGATAATTGGGAGTTGAGGTGGCCTCGGAGTGCGTGGGCTTTTGCAAAAATGGGCCGTGAAGATGCGCAGGTTGCTTCTGTGTTGAAAGCATTGATGTTGCCGATTCGTCGTGCAACGTGGCGTATTGATCCGAACGGCGCGGATGTGGATGTTGTGGCGCGTGTTTCTGAAGATTTGCGTTTGCCGATCTTGGGTGATGATGTGGCTAGGCCGTTTGCGCGTAGGGCTGGCCGTGTGTCATGGAATGAACATGTGCAAAAGGCTTTGCTGGCTTTGCAATTTGGGTGCATGTTCTTTGAACAGGTTTACGCCGTGGGCGATGATGGTGAAGAACATTTAGTTAAGTTAGCCCCGCGCCTGCCTGGCAGTATCTCAAAGATCAACGTGGCCCGCGATGGTGGTTTAGAATCCATTGAACAGTTTGCGGATTCGCAAGATCGTAAGGCTAAGTCTCCGGTGATCCCGGTGTCTAGGCTGGTGGCTTATGTGCATGAGCCTGTAGATGCGTCATGGACTGGTACTAGTGTTTTACGCCCCGCTTATAAACATTGGGTGCTGCGTGACCGGCTACTCCGGTTGGAGTACAACACTCTTGACCGGAACGGTATGGGCGTTCCTGTGTACACCGGTTCAGTTGACGCGGTGAACAAAAATGAGGACTTGAAACACGGCGCGGATATTGCCATGTCTTTGCGGTCGGGCGAGTCCTCTGGGGCGGCTATCCCAGCCGGGGCAAAACTGGAGATTAAGGGCACTAGTGGTCAGTTAGTTTCTCCGCGTGCGGCGATTGAGTATCACGACAGCATGATGGCTAAGGCTGTTTTGGCGCACTTTCTTAATTTGAGTGATGGTGGTGGCTCCTATGCCCTGGCGGAAACGCAAGCTGATTTGTTTATTCAGGCTTTGCAAACAATTGCTGAGTGGGTGGCTGACACAGCGACTCAACATATCGTTGAAGATTTAGTCGATGTTGCGTTTCCTGAATATAAGGGCACTTGTCCTCGTGTGATGTGTGATCCGATTGCCTCGAAGAAAGAGCTGACAGCTGAGGCGCTGTCCCTGTTGATTAACGCCGGGCTAATTATTCCTGATCGTGATCTGGAAGAAGATTCACGTCGTAGGTACACGCTGCCTCCAAAGCGGCCGTACCCGGATGAGGAGCAAAAGTGAAGAAACGAATTGAGTTTAAGGCCTTAGCGGATAACACCGCTGAGGTCTTTTTTTATGGAGTAATTGGCGACTGGGATAACTCCGCTGAGCAGTTGGTCAATGATTTGAAGTCCTTTGAGCACGGTGATATTACGGTCCGAATTCATTCGTGGGGGGGTGATGCGTTCGATGGGTTAGCGATTATGAATGCTTTGCGCGCGCATGAGGGGCATGTGACGTGCATTGTTGAGGGTGTTTGTGCGTCTGCTGCGTCGGTGATTGCTGTGGGTGGTGCTGACACTTTGGTGATGCGCCCTAACTCGGAGCTGATGATTCATGATGCGTGGGCGCTGGTTGATGGTAACGCCGATGAGTTGACGCGCCTTGCCGGTCAGCTGTCTAAATTATCTGACGAATACGCGGCTGTGTATGCGCGTAAAGCCGGTGGCGACCCGGCTGTGTGGCGTGAGGCCATGCGTTTAGAGTCGTGGTTCACCGCTGAGGAGGCGGTGATGGCTGGTCTTGCTGATCGTGTCGAAGATGGTCGTGAGCTGGAGGATGTTCAGGAGCTTGTGGGGGCGATGGCTAAGGCGCGGCATTACAGGTCGCGTGCTGAGGCTGGTCGCCCTGCAATTTTAGATCAATTGAAGGAAGGAGTTCATGTGAGTTCTTTGGAGAAAATCGCCCGCATGTTGGGTGTTGATGTGGCCTCGGATGAGGCTGTGGTGTTGGAGGCTTTGGCTGAGGCTTTGGAAGAGCGCGCTGAGGCTGATACCGATGTTGAGGCCGTTGAGGCCGTTGAAGCCGTTGAGTCCGTTGAGTCCGTTGAAGATGTTGAGGGCACCGACGTAGAGGGTAACGAGTCTGAATCTGAGGGTGATGAAGCTGCCACCGATGAGGCGCTCACCGTCACAGTTGACGCGGCCCTCTATGAAGAGTTGAAGAAGGCTGCTGCTTTTGGTCGTGAGGCGCAGGCCCGCGCTGAAATCGCTGAGCGTGAAGCTCTCGTAGATGAGGCTGTTAAAGATGGTCGTATCAGCGCCGCCGCCCGTGGGCGATGGTGTAAGGCTCTTGAGGCTGATCCGGTGGATGCAAAACAGCGTTTGGCGGCAATGCCGTCCGGGATCATTCCACGGGCTGAAATCGGCCACGGCCTTGACACTGAAGAGTCCGAGTCTACTCCTGGCAAACCTATTGTTCGTGGGTTTGCCGCAATCAACCTCTAACCCTTTTTTGAAGGAGATGAATTATGTCTAACCCCATTTTTCGTGACGGCCCCCTGACTTTTGATGTGGCTGAGGATGTGAAGAAGCATCGCCTGGTTCAGCTAACTGCGAATGGTGTGAAGCACGCTACGGCTACGTCTGATGTGTTTGGTGCTGTCGTCAACGATGGCGCAAAGCTTGTGTCTCGCACTGTGAATGATCTGCGCATGGGCACGGGCACCCCCAATGTTGTGGGTGTTCATTGCGCCCCGGCCACTGTTGAGCTGGAGGCCACTGCCAATGCGACCGCCATCACCCCCGGTACGAAGGTCTACGCCGATGCGGACGGGAAGATCAAGACCGGCACCGGCAAGCTCGTAGGCATCGCCGTTCGTAAGGGTGAAGGCAACACTGTTGCTGTTCGACTTCTAACCCCCGTCGCAGCGTCCTAGCTCGGCGGCTTTTCTGATTGGAGAAACATATGGCTACCCGCGTAGTTAATTCCGCGTTTGATGACGCTGCCCTCACCGTCTCTGACATGGTGAAAGACCCCACCTGGATTCCACAACAGATTGCAGAAGCCCTAGACGGGTCTTTTATTGAAGATCTAGTTTTCCGTAACGGTGGCACCAATGATGGCGTTGTGGCGTTTCGTGAGATGGCGTCCCCGTTCCTGAGCAGTGATGCGGAGAATGTGGCTGAGTTCGCTGAAATCCCGGTCGCTGATCCGATGCTCGGTGATGTGAAGTCCATCGTTGGTAAGAAGGTTGCTCTTGCAATTCGCGTGTCTCGTGAGATGCAGCGTTTTAACAAGATTGACCAGGTTCAGCTGCGTATGCAGGCGCTTGTTCGTACGATGGTGAAAAATAGTGTTGCCGCGTCGATTAAAGCGCTCGATTCTGCTGACATTGCTACCGCTGCTGCGAGTAAAGCATGGGGTCAGGCTGATGCTGATCCTATGAAGGATATTTTCGACGGGATCGAAGCAATCCAGGGTGCAAAGGCTACCACCGTTGACAACGCTTACTTTGGTTATGAGCCTGATCTCATTCTTGCTCACCCCACTGTAATTACAAAGCTGATCCGCAACGAGAAGGTGCAGAAGCTGTTCATCGGCGATGTGGCGCACGATAACCCCTTGTATAAGGGTTTGAAGAACATTCAGATTGCTGGTTTGGATGTGGCTACCACCCGGTTTATGCCCGCCAACTCCCTGTACATCTTGGAGCGTGGCACCGCTGGTTTCGTCTCCGATGCTGATCCGCTGACTATCACCGACCTCTATGAAGAGGGCGGCAGCAGTGGTCAGGGTGGCCCCCGTCAGACCTGGCGCGCCGATGCGTTCCAGAATCGCATTGTCGGTGTGGATAACCCTAAGGCGATTTTCAAGCTGACGGGAATTAACGGCTAATGGTTTACCGTCTGAATGTTGATTTTTGGAAGCCAGACAGCACCCACGGATATGTGAAGGGTGATGTGCTCGACGGGATCAACGAGGTTGACCTTGAGCGGTTGATCCGCTGCGGGGCTGCCGTTGACGTTGAAACAACTGCCGTTGTTGAACCGGTCGCTGATGCTGGTGGGGCGGCTTTAGAGAGTGAAGCCGCTGAACTTGTGGATGCGCCGGTGTCTGAGTCGGAGGGGTTGAAGCCTCCGAAAAAGTCCCAAGGTGAGCAAGCATGGCGCGACTATGCTGACAAGCTCGGCATTGAGACTAAGGGCATGACCAAACGGGAAATTATTGCCGCGACCACCCGCTAGGAGGTGACGGGCTTTGTCTGAGTTTGTTTCAGTCGAAGATATTAACGCGCGTCTAGCGGTGCCGGTCGGGCCTGAACAACACGATAGGGTCCGTGTTCTCATTGGTGATGCTGTTGAGCTGTTGAGGCTTGAGTTCAGTCGAGTGGGCCGTGACTTTGATAATGAAGTCGAGTTCACTGATTGGGTGGGGCCGACTGCCCGGCGTGTGGTGCGTGACATGGTGTCAGCCGCCGTCATCATTGGCGGCAATGTTGGTGCCCGGCAGGTTTCGTCAACGACGGGGCCAATGGCTGATTCTATTACGTACGCTGATGTGTCATCTGTGTCATTTGCGGGTATTAAGCTGCTGGACTCGCACCGTGAAGCGCTTGGTTTGCCAATTGATGCAACGCCGCGTGGCTGGTTTCCCCGCCCCGCTTGTTGGCCTGAGTGGAGGTGGTGAGGCGTGGAGTCAATCACTATCGTTAAACAGCAAGATGTTGATGAGGACGGCAATGTTCTTGGAGCTGAAGACGCTTTTAGCGTTGCCGGGGTTGTGTACCCGTCCGGCGAGTCGAAAGCCCTAGATGTTGATACCGATGGGGATACGTCCTCTTTAGATGTGTTGGTACCCTCCGGGTTTGATATCGCTGTGGATGACCTTCTTGTTATTCGCGGTGTTTATTACCGTGTGGTGTTTGCCCCGTTTGATTGGTCTGTGGGGCGGCGTGCCTGGAATGCCCGGCACCGTCCAGGCGTGAAGATTCGTGTGGAAAGAGGGGAGGGCTAGTGCCTGCTCCGAAGGTTATGTTTAATGAGGCTGCGGTGGCGGCGTGGATGGTTGAGAATCTGTCCGGGCCGCTGTTGGAGGCTGCAAACCAGGTGGCCGCCAGTGTCCCCGCTGACCACAATGTGAAGGTTTCGTCCGGGGTGGGCCGTAACGGTAGGCCGTTTGCGATGGTAACCCTTGCTGAGGCTAAGGGGTTAGCGTCGCAAGCTAAAAACGGCACCTTGACCCGCGCCGCTGCATTGAGTGGTCTGGACGTGAGAAGGTACACGCCGTGAGGTGGGTTCAGCCGGATAACGCGCAGCGCGTCCGAGATTGGCTACGTAAACGTGTAGACGGTGACGGGCGCATTCGTTCCCAGGTTCCTGAAAAGTGGACACCCCGCGATGGTCCCGTAGTGACGGTCGTCTCCGACGGTACGCCGGTGTCCGAGCGCGGCTATGTCACCGAGCTTGTGCGCATAACTGTGCATGGTGTGGACGCTCCGTCAACACGGCGGCTTATGGCCGATATTGATTCTATTCTTTTAACCCCGCTAGCCCGATTGGGCGCGGGGTTTTCCATTACCCCGGCGACCGGCTTGATTGTCATAAAAGACAGCAAGCTCGGAGGTTGGGTGTCATCTGTCACCTATCGGGTGACAACAAATCGAGTTTTAGGAGGTTCGCGCAATGCCACGTAATTTGCGTAATCCGGAAAATATTTACGCCCTGTCCGATATGCAGGTGTATGTCACCGACTTCGATGATCCGAAGATCGGCAAGAATGGCTTTTTCCCCCACTACTGGGAGAACGTCGGCATTATGGGTGAAGATGCGTCTGTTGCCCTGAAGAAGACTATCGACAAGGACAAGGTTAAGGGCATGTCCTATGGCGTGGTCGGATTGATCACTAAGCCGGGTGAAATGACTGCTGATTTTGAGTCCCTTGAGGACAACATGACCGTCCGGGATTTGCAGTGGCCTGAGGCGCAGGAGGATGGCGGCGTTCGTCTGCTCCGTTCCACTGGTAAGCCCGCTAAGCGGCACTGGGCGTGGGTACAGGAGCGTGAGGACGGCACGTTCAAGATCACCGTTACCCGCCGTAAGGCGATTGTTACGGCTGAGGATTTGGGTCGTGGTGCAAAGCCTGAGGGCGTGAAGTTCAGCGCTGAGTTTTTCCCCGATGGCGACCAGGTGTACTTCGAGGAGTACATTGTTGCCCCTGATGGTAAGGAGATGGCTGTGGACCTGAAGCAGATTCGTTTCGTTGATGATGCATCCGCTAGTGAGAATGATCCTCTGGTGTACAAGTTCACTCTTGGCGCTCCGACTGGTGGCACCTGGGACATCACCTCTGGCGGATACACAGCTAAGGGTTTGGCGCACAACGCTGATGGTGCTGCGGTGCAGAAGGCGCTTCGCGAAGCTGGAGATAAGGACGTTGAGGTCACTGGCACCGCTGCCGCTGGCTTTGTCGTGAAGAAGTCTAACGGCGCTGTGAGTGTGAACGTGCTCAAACTGACGGGTGATAAGTACCCTAACGGTAAGCGCGTTGAAGTGACTACCGCTGCGGCTTAACGCCGCATGATCGGTGGGGGCTGGGACTTTTTGGTGGTTTCCTCCTAGCCTCCACCAACCCCTTTTAGACATTTGGGGGAAGTGAAACCGCCTTTGTTTTTGTAAACCACCCCCTTTTTTTGGAAGGAAATCACCATGACCACTAAGAAGACTGAAGCTCCTAAAATCGAAGAGAATGACTACACGCCTGAATACGTTGACCTGAAGGTTCGTCTGCGTGGACAGGATCTGACTCTCAAAATCATTGCTGATTTTGACGATGCTCCGATTGAGGCAATTGAGCATTTTCAGAATGACCGGGAACTGTCCGGGTTTAAGCTGTTGCTTGATGATCAGTCGCAGAAGGTTTTGAGCCGTATGCGCACGAGTTTGCGTGAGTTTCGTGAAGTACTTTTGCCCGCATGGAGTGAATTGCAGGGGTCCGAGGGGGAATAGAACTGGGGCTACCCTCCGGGGTTGCCCCATACGGGCGCTGGTCGATGCTGCGATGGCTGCATAAGTTTTCTGAGCAGTTAGAAGTTGATTTTCGACGCTTTTACCACCTTGACTACAGGTATCGCGATGGCACTATTCCCTTACGGCGTGTGCTGGTTTTAACCCTGGGGTTGGATCGTGACGAGTCGCTGTTCTGGTCTGCGTTGTTTGACCGTGATCCGTTTTCTGTCACGGATCATTTGTTGATGGATATTTGGGCCGGGCTAGGTGACAAAGAACAGGACCACCCGCGCCGGCGTAGGCGTGAAGAGCTGGAAAAGCAGCGCCGCAAACAGATGTTGCGCGCCCGTGCAAAAGCTGCTGAGAAGCGCCGTCAGCAACTACTTAAAGCCCGCAAAGCCCACTAACATTCACCCTTTTTGTAGGAGGTTTATTAACCATGGCCGCTATTGGATACGCGTCGCTACCAATCACACCGTCGCTGCGTGGTTTGCAAAAAGCTATCCGCGCCGAATTGGAGGTGCCTTTGGCGCAGGCATCTGCGAAAGCCGGGCAGGCCATGGAAAAAACCCTAATATCGGCGGCGGATAACGCTGCAAAGGGTGTGGAGCGTGCCCGCAAGCGTGAAATCGACGCTGCAAAGAAAGTAGAGGACGCGGAAAAGCAGATTCAGTCAGCTAAACAGGCCACCGAGAAGACTACACGGCAGGTTGAGGCGGCGGAGAAGAATTTGCAGGCCGTCCGTCAGAAGGGCAAAGCTGATGTTGCTAAAGCTGAGGCCGATGTTGCTAAATTGCGTGATAGTGGCAAAGCGTCCACCGAGGCGTTAACCGCTGCTGAAGAGAAGCTTAAAGCCGTTCGTGCAAGGGCTGATTTTGCGGCTATTGCTGCTGAAAACAAACTAGTCGACGCTCGTGAGAAATCGATTGATTCTGCGGCTAGGGTTGAAGCTGCTGAAGAGAAGTTAGCGAAGGCGAAGGCTCGTGCCCTTGATGCCTCCGATAATGTGATTAGTGCCTCCCAGCGTTATGATACGGCGCTGCAAACATCGGCTGGTGCGTCTGTTGCGTTTGCGGCGAACGCTGAGAAAATGGGCGCACCCTTGGCGGGTGTAGCGACGAAGTTGAAGGCGCTTGCACCTGCGGCTGCTGGTGCTGTCGGTATTTTCGGGGCGGCAAACTTCTTTGGTGACGCTGTCACTAAGGGCCGTGAGTTCGACACGGTTCTAGGAACTATTAAGGCCGTGTCTGGCGCGACGGCTGAAGAGATGGCGAAAGTCAACGAAAAGGCTAAAGAGCTCGGTAAAGATAGTGAGCTTGCTGGCACGTCGCAGTCGTCCGCAGCCGCAGCTATGTTGTCCTTAACAAAGGGTGGTTTGTCTGTTTCTGAGGCGATGGACGCGGCGAAGGGTTCTATTCAGCTAGCTGGTGCCGCCATGATTGACGGCGGGCAGGCTGCTGACATTCAGGTCGCGGCGATGAGTGCTTTTAAACTCGGCGCTGAGGACGCTACACGCGTTGCTGACGTTTTGGTGAATACGGCTAATGCGGCTGCGACGGATGTACCTGAATTGGCTGAAGCGTTGAAGTACGCAGGGGGGCCAGCGGGTGCCCTTGGCGTATCCCTTGAGGACACGAATACGATGCTTGGTTTGTTTGCAAACCAGGGTATTAAGGGTTCTATGGCTGGCACGGCGATGGCTGGCACGTTTACTGACTTGCTGTCGCCGTCGAAGCAATCTGCAAAAGCTCTCAAAGAGATGGGTATTGAGGCGCTGGATGCTGACGGCAAATTCGTCGGTTTGCGCGCCATTAGTGGCCAGTTAGCTGACGCGCAGAAACGCATGGGCAATGAGGCGTTTATTGCCGCGTCGAAGGTCGCTTTTGGTGAAACTGGTGTTAAGTTTGCGACCACCGCTGCGGCTGCCGGTGCCGAGGGGTTCGACGAACTGCGGGACAAGCTCGATAAGGCTGGTAGTGCTGGTGATACTGCTGGTTCTAAACTCGCCGGGCTTAACGGCGCGATGGAAGAAGTCGAGAACGCGTTAGATGGTTTGAAGCAATCTTTCTATGAGAATATTGCGCCTTTTTTGACTGTGCTTGCTGTTAAGGTGGCTGGCAGCATTGATAGTCTGACTGACGGCTTTAACAGTGTGATGAAGTTCATGCGGGAGAATAAACCTCTGGCTGATGCGTTTGCGGCTGCTGCTGTGGGCGTGTCTGTGGGTTTGGCTGCGTGGGCTGTTCAACAGAAGATCGTGGCAGCCGGTGGCATGCTGGGAGCGTTGAAGCAGCTTGTTCAGTGGACGAAGATTCAGACCGTGGCACAAGCTACGTTGAACGCGGTGACGGCGCTTAACCCGTTTACGGCTGTAGCGGTGGCGATTACCGCAGCGGTGGCGGCTTTAGGGTTTTTCCTCACTAAAACAGAGACGGGTCAGAAGCTCATTGCGGGGTTTGGTGAAACTGCTAAGAACATGTTCTCCGGGCTTGTGGCTTTTATTAAACCTGTGTGGGTGAACATCGTTAATGATGCAAAGCAAGCATGGTCAGGCGTGGTTAACACCTTTAATGAGGTGAAGGGCCATATCCAACCCATCATTGACGGTATCAAGGCCGCTGTCACTGATCTATTCACCTTTTTTACAGGCAGAGATAATGATTACAGCGCTTTGTCGAGGTTGATTGGTGTAGATAAAGCTTCGGACGTGATGGTCGTTATTGCCACGGTTCGGAATGGGTTTAACGCGATACGTGACGCGGCGGTTGATCTGTTTCAGAAGCTCCAGCCGGTGTTTGACTCGATGGTTAATTTTGCATCTGGCGCGGGGTCTGCGTTTGTTGACGTGGTGAAGATTCTCGCCGATACGTTCACCGATTTGGGGCAGCAAATCGGAGCTGCGGCTCTGCCTGTTTTGCAAACCTTGTGGACCGGTGTAATTGTCCCCCTGGGTGATGCGTTGAAACAGCTGTGGGAATTGGCGTTGCAGCCGCTTTTGGCCCAGCTAAAGGAACTGTGGGCCATTCTTGAGCCGGTGCTTTTGCCGGCGCTTAAGGCTGTGGGCATTGTTGTTGGTGTTGTGCTGGCTGCTGCGTTTTTTGCGGTGGTTGGCTCTCTGCGTATTTTTGCTGAGGTTTTGAAGGTTGCCGCATCGGTTGTCGGTTGGGTTACTGAAAACGTCTTGCCGGTCTTTATCGCCATATTGGGCAAGGTCGGTGGGTTCCTTATTGATCTGGTTCAAAATAATATTGAGCGGTTCAAAGTAGCCCTTGAGGTCGTTGGCAACGTTATTGGCTGGTTGAAAGACCACATGTCGGCTGTATGGCAAGCGATTGTTGACGTTGTAGGCGAGCGAGTGCAAGCCATGCTAGGTGTTCTCGGTGGGATCAAGGATAAGATCACCGGCCTATTTGCCACCGCCGGCACGTGGTTGAAGGACATCGGCACTCGGATTATTGACGGTTTGGTCAATGGGATTAAGGCCGGTGCTGGCAGGGTTGGCAGTGCTATTAAATCCGTTCTACCGGGGCATGTTCAGGGCTTTGTCCCACAGTTAGCGCTTGGTGGGCAACTGCCGGGCTATGCCACAGGTGGCGGTTACAGGCTCCCCACATCCGGCCCCGGCACTAACGAGGTTGATGGGTTCCTTGCATTCAACACCGCCGGTATGCCCGTCGCACGCCTTGACGCAGGCGAATGGGTAATTAACGGTGACAGCTCGCAGAAGTACGCGCGCGAGTTAGCCATGATTAACGCCGGTACGTTCCCTAAACTCCCCGGGTTTGCTGACGGTGGTTTCATCGCGAAAACGTCAGATGAGATTAAGAAGGCGTTGGAGTCAGTCGCATCGCCGTATATTTTCGGTGGATGGTCCGAGGCCGGTGTGGACTGCTCCGGCGCAATATCCCTGGCTGTGAACGTTTTCCGTGGGTTGGATAAGTTCGACTCAAGGACTGCGACAGCCTCCGAGGGCGCTTGGTTAGTGAACAAGGGCTTTAGCGAGGGTCGCGGTGGTGAAGGTGACTTTAGGGTAGCTTTCCTGAACGGTGGCCCCGGCGGTGGGCATACCGCTGCACAATTACCTGACGGCACTTTTGTCGAGTCCGGTGGTAACACCGGGCAGGGTTTGACGATTGGCGGCAAAGCTGGCCCGCTAGAAGGCCGTGGTTTCACCGATTGGTACTACGCTAAAGGTGCTGAACAGGTCGCGGAGGCGCTGTCCGAGACTGCATCTTCGTTCTCTGATAATTCATCTGCTGCGTCTACTGCCTCTAACTCATCTAGCGGTAGCAACTTTGGTAAAGCACAAGAGTTGTTTGACCAGGCGGCTAAACACCTTGGGTTGAAATCTGAGAACGCTAGCGGCGTTGGTGTAAGCAACGCGGGTGACCCGTTGCTGTCGGATGAGATTCGAGACGCCGCGTTAGGTTCATGGAATGGCCCGGATTGGGGTCCTGAGTTCTTTGCCCACGAAATCGCACGATCTGCGAGGGATGCGGGCCTTGGGGTTGCCGCCGCCATCATCGGCGTTGCAACAACGCTGGTTGAATCTGGTAATCCGTTGAAAATGTGGGCCAACAACGCAGTACCCGAGTCGTTGAGTTTTAGGCATGATGCTGTGGGGTCCGATGCTGACAGCATTGGGTTGTTCCAGCAACGTCAGGCTGGTTGGGGTACGGTTGAGGACCGCATGACGCCGTTTAAATCGGCTGGGATGTTCTTTGACCGTTTAAAGCAATTTGACTGGGAGAACATGGACCCGGGCGCTGCCGCGCAAAAAGTCCAGGTATCCGCGTTCCCTGACAAGTACGCGCAGCAGATGGACGCGGCCAAAGGCCTTGTGGGGCGCGCCGGGGTGTATGACACCGGCGGTATTTTGCCACATGGTGTTACAGCGCTTAACCTGTCTCATAAGCCGGAAATCATCATTAACAACGATCAGCTGACAGCGTTTAGCCGCCTGTCGAATAACCTCGGCGCACTGGTGCCGGTGTTAGAGCGGGCGGTGGCTACGGGTGATTTTCGTGGTGGTGAAGCTCTCGGTTTGAGCAAGAATGATCCACTGGTTGACGCGGCGCTGAAAGCTCACGAAGCTTTACGCACGGCAGGTGGTGAATGGGCCGATTCTGCAGAAATCGTTCAAGATGCAGAACGTGGTCTAGCTGAAACTCGTAAGTCTATCGCAGCTGAATTGTCCTCCATTAAGGACAAAGAGGCTGAGGTTGCGGAGCTGCGTAAACAGGTAGCTGAGCTGGAAGCCGATGAGGGCGGTTTGTCGGTGCAATCGCGTCGTAAAATTCAAGACGCAGAAGAAGCGCTGGCAGCTGCACGGGCTAAGGGTAAGGCTGATGCTATTGCGAATGCTGAGAAGCGTCTAGCGCGCGCTCGTGAAGACGCTGACGCGCAGTTGGATAAGTCGGATGCTAAGAACGCTAAGAAACTTCGCGATACTTTGAAGAAGCTGAATAAAGCTGAGGACGAGTTAGCGATCACTCGTAAGCGTTCGGAGGATGCCGCGAAGCGTCTTGAGGCTGCTGAGCGTACGGTCATTGCATCGCGTGTAACCGCGATTGGTGGCGCTGTGCAAAAAGCCTTTGAGGGCGTGGCCGCTGTTTTCAACACAATCGGTGAGCAGTTCGGCATGGTCTCGGAGATGTTGAAGACCGCTGAGGCGGCTCGACAAGAAGTCTCCAAGCTCCAACAGCAACAGCGCAATGAGCATATTAGCCGGTTGAAGGCCTATCAGGATGCCCGCGTGGCTGAATGGGATGTGTTCAAAGCCCGCATGGATGGCTTGGTGAATATTGCGCAAGCTGAGCACGCGGTTGAAGAGGCGCGTGTGGCTGCGACGATGCGCGCCGGATCATCGCTCAACGCCCTTGGCGGCGCGATTGATCGGTTTAGGGATACGGGTGTTTTTCGTATTTCGGAGATAACCGATGAGATGGTTGACGGGTCTGAGGAAGTTACGCAGGCGAATGCGGCGCTGGCTAGGGTGCGTGCTGAGGCTTTGCTCGCTGAGCATGAAGCTCAGGTGCGTCAAACTGAGGCGTCGTTTGCTTTGGCTGAGGCTACGTTGCAGCAGTTCCAGACTGCGCAGTTGCTTGAGGCTGCGACGATGAGGGCAAAGCAGCAAGCCGCTGACTTCTACGGCCTGACCTCCCAGGGTGCTAACCGTGCACAGCGTGGGTTTACCGGCGTAGGCAAACTCGTTGGTGGTCTCGGTAAGCTCCTTGGAGGTTTGGCCACCGGCGCGGCTGGTTTCTTAACAATGGGGCCAGCAGGTGCTTTGCTGGGCGCAAAACTCGCCATTGACGGTATTAAAGACGCTGTCACCGGTGGGATGGAGATTCACACTTTCAAGGATGACATCCGGGAAGGGTGGAACAAGCTCGACATCGGCGGCAAAGTAGCCACTGTCCTAGGCGCTGGCATTCAGGGTGCTTCTGGTTTTGGTGGCGCGTATTTATCGCAGCAAAACCCTGAGGTCGCTGCCGCATTGGGTGAATCCGGCGCTGGTTTAGGCAGTCTTGTGATGAACTCTCGCTGGCAGGGTGCGCAGTTGCGTAATGAGCGTGCTCAATCTTTGTATGAGGAGCGCTTGGAGAAGCTCAATCTTGAGTTTGCTAAGCGCAAAGCAGATTTGGAGGCTTCCAAGGCTGCGCGGGCTTTGTTGGACTCGAACAAGGCCGAAGAGCTGAAGGCTAATCTTGAGCTGGCTAAACTTGGTGAGGCGATTACTAAAGCATCTACGAAAGATGAGGCCCGTAGGTTAGCTGATGCGGCGGAGGTTGCAGCGGCTCGCCGTGATGAGTTGGTTGCGATTGGCCGGGATCAGTCGGAGGCGCTGCGCGCGTACGGTGCTGAGCGCGACCGGCTCACTGTGCCGGGAGCATCTGGCAGTCCGCAGGTTGTGGAAATCACATTACGCGGTTCAGCGATGACCTCCGAAGAGGTCGCAAAGAGTTACGCGCAATTGGGCAGCGTTCTAAAGAACGTTGAACTGCGCGTCACTCAACTGGAGGATAAGAGTTCTCCAGTTGTAGGTGGTTTGGACTACCACCTTGCCCGCACGTAGGTGTGGGTTTTGGAGGGGTCGTGATTGTGCGGCCCCTCCTTTTTATTAGCTGATTTTTTAGGAGCCTTGTTATGTCGTCTTTTTACGATATCCGGTATGTTTCGCCGTTGGGTGTTGAGTTTGATTTGTTTGACCCTCATTCGGAGATTTTTATTCGTGAGGACGGTTTTAACGGGCTTGTGGGGAGTTTTGCGGATGTTGCTGTCTCTGCGGTGGGTGTGCCGGGGCAGCAGTTTGTTGGTTTGAATATTGAGAAAATGGAAGGGTCGTTAAAGTGCTTTGTGGTTGAGCAATCTGAGGGCCGTCCGTGGGGTGTGGCTTTTGCTGAGTTTAAGGAAGCGTTCAGTCCTAGGGTGCCGGGCACGTTGGTTGTTAAATCCCCCTCTTTAGGGCAGTTAGAGTGCAGGGTGCGTTTGGCGGGGTCTGTTCGTGCAGTGCCTCTTGATCCGAATTGGTCGACTGGTTTGGCTGAGTTTGAGTTGCCGCTTGTTTGTGATGATGGGTTTTGGCGCACGAAGGTGATTAACGGGCATTCGGGTAGTGTCACTGTGACGAATGCGGGTGATGTTGATATATGGCCGATGGTTAGGTGGCGTGGGGCCGGTGGCCGGGTCACGTTGCCGTCCGGGGCGTATTTTGAGCTTCCTGAGGCACGTGACTACCGCACCTTGTTTTTAAATAACGCGCAATCGTGTGTGGTGGTTGATGATGAGGGCACCGTGGATCGTGAGTTGTGGCGCGCCCTGAACGGTAGCGTGCTGCCTGAGGGTGTACCGGTGGGTGCGATCCGCACCTACCAGCTACCAGCGGGCGCGGAGCTGCAATGGCGGCTTGGCTTCTTTGACCCGTTCAAGCGATAGGAGAGCATCGTGGTTTTTGATTGGGAGCAGCATAAAAAGCACCGGGCGCAGGTCATCGCCGATATGGGCCAGTGGATCGGTTTATTGGATGCTGACGGCGTACCAATCCTGGATGTGCCGCCCGTGGTTGATCTAAAAGCCCCACAGGCGCGTAACGCTCCGACCTCGTTCGAGTGCACCATCAACGTAGCCACCGGGTATGGGATCGTGCACCCAATTGTGGACGAATTGGTGGCTGACGGGTTAGGCATTGTTGGCGGGGATGGGCAATTGGTGCCAGCTGCACAGAAAACCCGCATGATCGTGGTTGAACGTGAGGGTGAGCGTCGTGCGTTCAAGATTACCCACGTTGTTGCTAAGGGTGAGGCCGCCGCCCCGCAAACGTTAACGATTCACGGGGTAAGCATGTTGACGTTGTTGGATATGGTGCCGTGTCCGTCGTTTCCGGGTGCATGGAAGGCAGATCAGTGGCGTAGCTTTGAACGCGATGAAGGCGCGGAGTTTAGTGTGGCGCGTTCACTTGCCCCGGTTGAGTTTGCTGCGATTGCGGATGGGTTTACGGTTGGCGGCCCGGCTGAGGCCACTATTCGTAAGCTCATTATGGACTCCCTGGCAGCCGCGTACCGGGTAGCTGGTGTGAAGAACAACCCTCCGATTGTGGTTGACACGCGCGCATCTGGCCGCCCATCGCCGGAGGTGTTGATACGTCCTACGGATAAGTCAATCTGGCAGGAGATACAAGCCGTGGCATTGGCGGCTGGCGTGAGCATCACCGTTGATTTGTGGTGGCCGGGTGATGAGCAACCGCAGGGTGAGCGACTATCACTACCTACGGCTGTTGTGCGTGTGGAACAGAAGGGGTAAGTCATGGGTTTTGTGCAACTGGTTGCCAGTGGCGGGGATATGACGGTGGGCCGCCGCACGGCCTCCTATGTGTATGGTTCTAGGGCTGTTACCCTCCCTGAGGGGTATCAGGATACGGGCAAAGATGACAACCTGGTAGATGGGTATATTTATCGCCCTGAGGGTATGCCTAGGGGCCGTTTTGAGTTTGCGTGGGTGAGGGCGGATGTGTCGGTTGATGCGGGTGATGGTCGTGGGCATGGGCGCTCCGATATGGAGAAAGTTCTTGACTCGACCCTAAAGCGCGTTGACGGTGATGTGTTTTTTGAGCGTGATATTGAGGGCGCTGGTTTAGGGTTGTTCACTCCCGGTGTGGATTTCACTACCGGTGATGTGGTGGGGGTTCGTATCTGGGGCCGGGTGTTGAATCTACCGGTCACGGCGTGCGACATGCTCACAGACAAACAGGGCGTACGCTGGCGCGTGCATGTGGGTGGTCAACTAATCACCGACGCGGAAACCCTACGGTCGCACAATGACCAAATTAAGCAAGCGTTAGAGGCGGATCGTAAGAAGCTGGCAAAGGATGTTAAGCATGTGAAAACGACGGCGGCGCGTGCTGAGTCAACAGCTGACCGGGCGGCTAAGGTCGCTGAGGGTGCCGAAACGAAAGCCGCTGAGGCGATGAAAAAAGCAACAACCGCTACCTCGGTTGTTGATGATGCACTCTCAAAAGCTAAAGACGCTCAAGCAAAAGCACAGGCCGCAAACCTTACCACTGAAGAAGGTAAGCGGATTGCCATCGAAGCTAACACCACGGCTACGCAGGCTAATAGTAAGGCTATTGCCGCTGTTGATGCGGCTAATAAAGCGACACAGAAGTTGGCGGAGACTAACCGCACCGCTATTGCTGCAAACAATAAGGCGGATGAGACGCGGGATAAAATGCTACGCCGCATGCCCACGTTGGTGGCCGGGAACATTGAGGGTAAGACACTGGAGACTGATTTGTTCATTGTCGACCGTGACACCCCGTTAATTGGTGCTCATAGTGCGAAAATAACGATTAAACCGGGGTGGGAGGGTGTCATTCACGCTTTAACAAAGGCTAACAACGGCGCGGTGGATGTGCATACCGCTATGGCGAATGGCCGTGAGCAGACTATTACGTGGTCGCCGCGCGCCAATCTCGGATATACGGATGTGTTCATCACCTATTACAGGACGGATTAAGGAAGTGAGTTAGCGATGGCTGTTATTCAAGGGTCGTTAAAAGATGTGACCTCGCAAGCTGCGACGGTACGGGAGGTGCTGGTTCGTCCCACGCGGACCCGCCCATCTGGTGATGGTTTGGTGGTCGATGAGCCTGTTCGTGTGCAGGTGGGTGAGGCGGGTGCGGTGCGGTTGGTTGTGGAAGAAGGCCCAGCCGTTTTGATATTGGTGAGGCAGTCGAATACTCCATATCCGGGTGCTACGGAGTTGGAGCCGGTGCCGATCAGCGTGAAAGATGGGCTATCTTTAGCGCAGGCGGTGAAGGCTGCACAATCGACCGAAGATGTATCTGAGGCAGAGGTGCAGCGCATTGCGGCTGAGGTGCAGGTGATGGTGAACCGTGCTGAAGATGCGCGCCGGGGTGCTATTACGGCAAAGGATGAAGCTGTGCGCGCCCAGGGTGCTGTGAAGAAGTCGGAGCAGGCGGCTACGAGTGCGCAACAGGGCGCTGAGGCGTCGGAGCGGGCGGCTCAAACAGCGGCGCAAGCGGCGGCTCGTTCTGAGACACAAGCACAAGCTCATGCTAAAACGGCTGAGGGGCACGCGGCTAGGGCTGATGAGGCTAAACAGGGTGCTGAGGTGTCGAAACAAGGTGCTACTGAATCGGCGCGCCTCGCTGGTGTGCAAGCGGGGCAAGCGCTGTCTCACAAGTCTGCGGCACAAGCTGAAGCTAGGAACGCTGCCACATCTGCGACGAAAGCTGAGGGTCATGAGCGGCGGGCGGCACAGATCATCGCAGAAGGGATACCCACCGGTGGCGTGCACTTAAAGCATCTCGCGTCGGAGGTGACGGGCGATGTTGATAAGCGTGTAAAAACAGCGATTGACAAACTGGTCAATGGCGCGCCGGATGCGTTGGATACGTTGAAGGAGCTTGCTGATGCGGTTCAGTCGGGCCGCACAGAATCGGAGGCTTTAGTTCGGCAGATCAATTTGCGACTCACTAAGTCGGATGCTGATTCAACGTATGCGACTAAAAGTGATCTAGCGGGTAAGGCTGATGTATCGCATACGCATGGGGTGTCGCAGATTACTGGTTTGTCTGCGCAGTTGGCGGGCAAGGTTGATTCATCTGATCCGCGATTGTCGGACGCGCGCCCGCCTAGGCCGCATAGGATTGCTGAGCACTCGGATTGGCCGGGAAATATTAAGCCGCCTATGTTTTTACCGGTGGGGCTTTCGACAGCATGCCGCCTACCTGACGGCCAGTTGCAAGTTAAAGATATTCCCACTGCGAATAACCACGCGGCCTCAAAGGGCTATGTTGACCAACAAGTTCGATCTGCATCGCCCTCGGTGTCTAAGCAAACGTTCGCCGGTGGTAAGGGCGTGGTGAGACGGCAGGGCAATATTGTGGTGATTCAATTGAATGAATGCAGGGCAGGAGATTGGAACAGCTGGACAGTGCCATCTGGGTTTCGACCAACAGAAACGGCTTCGGGTACCGTCTTGAGCGATAGTGGCAACGTATTTTATGTGAAAGTCGAAGCAAGCGGACGAGCTTCCACAGATGGCTACTATTCGATAGGCGATAATTCTCAGATTAACGGCGTAGTCACCTACATTGTCGACTAGACCAAATATTAAGTATCAACCACCTCGGAAATGTGGCCGGGGTGGTTTTTTCATGCCCCAATGCGGGGGAAAGGAGAAAAAACTATGACAATTTTCGGCATTGATATTTCTGAGCACCAAAATGGTCTAAGCCTTGTGCGGGCGCGTGATGAAGGCATTAGCTTTGCCATCATTCGCACCACCGACGGCACCTATCGTGATTCTTGCTACCGCTCCCATGTGGAAGATGGCAAAAATGCTGGTTTGCCCCTGGCGGCTTACCACTATCTACGGCACCCTTCGGAGGGTACGAGCATTGAAGCGCAGGTCGCGACCGCTGTGGATGTGATGGGGGAACATCGCCTGCCTATCTGGTTGGATTGCGAGACTCCCACTCGGTTGTCTGAGCAACATGTTCAGCGGGCTAAACAGTGCTTTGAAGACCATGGCATTCGAGTCCTAGGGGTCTATTCTTACGTCCCCTACTGGGAGGGTATGGCCGGTGGTGAGCCGTCCACGGCACAATTCGGGCACGTGTGGGTCGCTGCCTACGGTCGAAACGACAAGGGTAGCCCCGCTGATGTTTACCCCGGCGACCATGACAGGCAATGGTCATATCCGCTCGGTAACCAGACCCCCGTTATGTGGCAGTTCAACTCTAACGCTCGCGTGGCTGACTACTGGGTGGACGTTAACGCCTACAGGGGTAGTGTGGATGAACTGCGCGCATTGTTTGAGGGTGCCAGCGCACCCGCGCCCGTGCCCGCCCCGGCTGGTGGTGAGCCTAAGGTCTTAGACTATCCCCGGGATCAGGTCACACAGGACACGTTCTACAACTGCGGCCCCGCGTCCACCCAAACTATTGTGAGGGCGGCAACCGGGGTTCTAGTCGATGAGGCTGTCCTAGCCCACGAGCTGGGAACTACGGTCAACGGCACCGATTACATCGGGTTGATTACCCGCGTGCTACGTAACCGGCTACCTGAGGCTAACTACACCACTGTGGAAATGCCCACCGATCCCCCCACCCCTGGCCAGCGGGACAAACTATGGGCCGACATCGTTAACAGCATCGACGCTGGATATGGCGTTGTGTGCAACATTGTCGCACCCCCGTCGAACTACCCGCGTGGCGTGTATGGCAGCGCCAGCCCAAACTACCGGGGCGGCGTCGTTTACCACTACATCGCCGCAATGGGCTACCGGGATGACGGCCAAGGGCGCGCCGTCTGGATCGCAGATAGCGGTTTTAGCCCCTACGGCTATTGGCTGAGCCTCGATCAACTTGCAACACTCATTCCGCCCAAGGGATACACCTACGCGGCGGCTAATCCTAAGAAGGAGAATCTTATGAACAACGATCAACTTATTCTCGACCAGCTGGTTGGGTATGAGAAGCGAGACGGACTGCCCACTTTCAGCGGCTGGCCGCAGCTGGGTGGCCGCACCCTGGTGGATGCTATCGCCGCTATTGGTGCAGCTCTCGACGTGCCCGGCTGCTATGACGTTAAGAAGGAAGGAAAGTAACCATGAACAAGCTTTCTATTTTGAGCCAAACTCCCGTTTTGCGTGCCCTGATCTACGGCATTGTGGGCATTGTTGGCGTGATCGGCATTGTTACCGGCGCGATTGATGTTGACGGCCTCAATTCGTGGGTGGATCGTGTGCCGTCGATTGCTGCGACGGCTGCATCCGTCCTGGCTTTGGCGAACATTCACCCCACCCCTAAAGCGGCTGCAGCTGCGGTAGGTGATGCAACTGGTAAGCATTCTGTCAGTGATCCGACCGCCGCGTATGTAGCCCGCCTGCGAGAGATGCACGACAAGCTCGGAGAAAGCTAATGGGTGCCCGCGTAGCAACATCTCGGATAGCTCACGCGGGCCTCGCCACCTGGTGTTTCGCCACCGGCCTTGCCTACCTGCCCCCATTGGGGGCTTTGCCAGAACAACTAGCTTTAATTAGTCGTGTTACGTCAGGTCATGTGTTTGGTGCCGCCTGGATACTCGCAGCCGTCCTACTTGTTGCCGGGCAGTGGTTTTACCACCCCCGGCAAATCGGCCTAGCACTCACAATGAGCCTCACCCTACTGTTAGCGGGCGGATACTTCACCGCATGGTTATTTGAGGACCAAACGCGCGCATGGGTGAGTGTGAAGAACTACCTCATGCTCGCAGGGGCGATTATGGTTATGGCTACGAATGCGGAGAAGGTGATGCCAGGTGCCCCCCTTAAATGACGCGGTAGTTGTTGCCATTATGAGCGCTTTGGGCGGTTTCCTTGTAGCCTTGCTTAACCGGCGTTCCAGCCTTGAGGGTGAGCAAACCAAACGGCTAGAAATACTGATAAGTAGCCAGCAAGACGCCTTCGACCGACAAGCGCAAACCCTCACCAGCCTGGAGGCGGATATGATTAAACTCCGGGCAGAATGGGCCGCTGAACGAGAGTCCCATCACCACACTAAGGTGGAGCTGGAAAAAGCAAAGCTCTACCACACCTATGTGGCGGCAGAAGTAGGTCGAGTGGGGCGCTGGCTGATTTCCCAGGATTTAGCATGGCCCCCGCCCGATTTTTTAACGTTCCCTGAGTGGTGGGACACGCGCCCACGAGATGAACCTCGAGATTAACTAAGACCCCCGGCTGTGACATGATTTGTTGCACGCCGGGGGTCTTTTTTTATTTGCCGGCGATTCGGTAAACCATTTGCCGCGATAGGCTTGTAGCTTGGGCTATCTGACTAGCTTTCACGCCCTGTTGTAGTGCATCTACGATCAGCGCGTCACGGCGCGCGCGGGCATTGTCGGCAATCTCTTTAGCTTCTTCGTAGGCTTGATCTGCGTCGCTTAAGTCCTCAAGTAGTCCTTTGTCTTGTTGTTGGCGGGAGATGATAATAACAGCTTCGGCTTTCAGCATGAGCGCTTCGGCGGGTTGCAGCGCCTCCGAGTCAATTGTGATGCTGCCGTCTGTTTTGTGAATGCTGATTAGAAAGGTGACGGTCCTCTGGGCGGCTTCCACTGTGCAGCCGGTTTCTTTTGCGACGACTTCGGCAACATCTTCGGCGGTGCTAGCGTCTACGTTTTCGAGCTTGATGTGGTTAGGGTGCTCGCTAAGCGCCCATGCTGCCAGTTCAATGAGCAGCTCGGGGGTGAGGGGGCGCACCGTGGGGAGTTCTTCGTCTTCGTCCAGCTCGGAGGGGTCAAAGGGGAACACTGCGTGCACCTGATCTTCAAAGCCAATGCCATCGGTGGTGCCGTACTTTGCCCAGTGTTCGACGAGTTGGGCGCGGATGTCTTCGAGAGTGTTTGCGGTGAAGATGTCGTTAGGGGTGGTGAGGGTGAACATTTGGGGTTCCTTTCCAGGGTTTGAGGTTTGGGGTTTGGGGTTTAGGCTGCGACGGGTGCGTTGAGGAGTTCGCCAATCAGCTCGGAGACCTCTTTGCGGGTCATGCCGTCGAGGTTGATTTCGCGTCCTGCCTTCTTTGCGAGCATTTCAGCGTAGTTGCACTGCTTGAGGGTGGGGGTCTCGCGCATTTCCTGGCATTCTTCGTCGGTGTAGGCTTTGGTGGCGTTGATGAGCACGTCGATGATCTTGGAAGCTTCGTAGCTGGAGCATTCTCCTTCTTGTGCGGCTGTGAGGTTCAGGCGGGGGTATACGCCGTCGAGGGTGACCATGCCGTCGGTCCCGTCGTATGCGCGGGTTTCGCGGACGAGTTGGTTGATGAAAGCGATTTGCTTTGCGGTGATGGTTTTCATTGTTTTGGCCTTTCTG